TTATGACTTTACAAGTCAGTCAATACTTTTACCATATAACATTGACCCCGATACTATTTCTTTTTATGTTATTCCAGATTCTTTAAATAAAGCTGAAAAAGTAAAATGGACACGAGTTAGTAAAGGTAATATGACTACCAATACAGACAACAATTATTTTACTGTTACAAATTCTGCTAATGGTTATCTAGTTACTAATAATTTTGCAAATGCAAATACCGTCCCTACTTCTAAGTCCGTTATAGTTCGTGCCGTTACTGCAAATGGAACAAGTGGAAATAACGCTGTATTAGCTGACCCAAATAATGATTTTGATCTTATTGGCACTCCCGGTGGTGGTTATAATACGATATCGCTCGATACTGCCAAAGCAAAACTACTTTTTGAATTAAACTATGACCGATGTGTAACTCTAAAAGATTTTACTAATGCTATAGTTGGTTCTGGCATCTCTGGAACATCTGATCCAGATATGGTATATGTAAGAAATGGTGACATTCCCGGATCTGTTAATGTTTATGTAACTGATCTTTCTACTGGAAGTCAAGCGGCTCTAATGGAATACCTAGAAGCCAAAGTCATAGCTGGAATACAGGTGGTATACGGACTATGATTCCTCTGTTCTTTAACAGATTACCCGTAAGTATTGCTCAAAAAGTTGAATTGCTTTTTGAAAAAGCATTAAAGCAATATGGTTCAGAATTATATAATGTTGGAAAAGACAAATTTATTGGTGATAATCTAACAGTTGAATCATTGTTTCCAGAGTGGATAATTCAGGAATATCAAAGCAATACTTCTAATGTGACAATTGTTCCTATTGTTAAACAATATCTTCGTTGGCTGTACAGCATGAAATATGGCTATGGTGCATATATTCCATGGGAAGTATTGAGAAGTCCAGTATTTATGCCAACTGAATTGCTACAGGGATTGGCTGAATTATATTTCCCCGGAGAAGATTTCTCATCTGATGAATTGTCAGATGTTCTTTCAAATATTCCAAAATTTTCAATACAAGTAGATTATCAATACTTCGGAAAAAAGGGAACTCCTGATGGAATTCACTATTTATTGACTACCCTTATGGGATATGACTATGAAACAACTCAGGTAATAAGTTTCAGCAATACAGTAATAAAAATTATTGCAAATGTTTCAGATAACCATAAAGCTTTCTTAGAAAGAAGTGTTATACCAGCTGGAATGGTACTTATATATGAGGCTCCATAATGTTAAAAAAGATTGTTTCGTTTGCCATGGCGATTGCATCGCGTGGATTTAATAACTATAAAACTGATCTTCCTACAAAACAATTAAGATACATTTCTTGCTATGGAAATGGTACTATACCACCTTGTAAATTCTTAAAGAAAAGCAAAGATTCCAATCATTATTATTGTGGAAAATGTGGCTGTGGGGATCATAAGCATACATGGCTAATAAGAAATCCGGGCGAATACTGTAAACTTGATTATCCTAAAATCGATTGCCCATTAAAAATGCCGGGATTTAGTAATTATGATCCAAGTTTCTATGATAAAGAAGATAGAAATAGAAAACATTCTATTGAAAATTTGGATCCAGCATCCGTTCAGTTGATACAATTAACCGTAAATAATAGTGAAGAGAATCAGCGTTTATTTGAAAAACTGAATAACATTATGAAAAATACATAAATATTTTCATGGCCATTACAACCCGTCAAAATTTTATAGACTATTGCTATAGATCCCTTGGTGCTCCTGTTATTCAGGTAAACATAGACCCCACTCAAGCTGAAGATCGTCTTGACGAAGCACTGGAATATATGTATGAAAGACACTTTGATTTTAATCAACGTGCTTTATTTGCATATAGAATAACAGAAGCAGATAGGGCTAATAGATATTTTGACACAACTCAATTTGGACCAGCTCTCGGTGCACAAATTAAAACAGATGAAGATGGCAATACTGGTTACTGGCCTATAGCAACAGATATTCGTACCATTACAAAAGTATATGCACCAAGCGATATTGTTGGTGATTATATGTTTGATTTACGGTATCAAATGACATTATTTGATTTCTTCGGATTGTATTTTAATCAATCTGGTGCCCCACAAGGACCAATGGCTGCATACATGGAAGGTATGAGTTATATCAAACTAGTTAACGATGTATTTAACTATCCCACATCATTTACATACACAAGAACAACCGATAGGCTTTTCTTGGATACAGAACATAGTAAACTTCCCGCAGGAGCATTTTTGATGGTGGAAGCCTATGTTCAAATTGATACCAGTCAATATAATAAAGTTTGGAATGATAGAGTTTTCAAAAGATATTATACTGCACTATTGAAAAAACAATGGGCTCAAAATTTGTTAAAGTTTGCAGGAGTTCCTTTGCCCGGTGGTGCACAGTTAAATGCACCAGCAATGATGACGGAAGCCATGAACGAACTCAATGTCATAGAACAACAGCTCGTAAAAACACAAGAACTGCCCCCAGATCCACTAATAGGTTAAAATGGCAACAAACCCATACATATCAAATTATAGTAATAAAGGTGAGCAAGATCTCACCGAAAGTATTACTATAGAAGTAATACAGGCAATGGGACAGGATTGTATATATGTTCCAAGAGAATATTTTTCAATAGATGGAATTTTTGGTGAAGATCCTGGATCATCATTTACAAAATCTTATACACTAGAAATGTATTTGATGAATTATAAAGGATTTGATGGAACTGATGTAATAACTCAATTTGGTCTTGAGATTAAAGATAAAGTTACATTACTTTTTGCAAGAAAAAGATTTGCTCAAGAAGTAATTGCAAATCAACCGTCTGTAACAAGACCAAGAGAAGGTGATTTAATTTATTTTCCTCTTTCAAAGTCTTTATTTGAAATAAACTTTGTAGAACATGAAAATCCATTGTATCCATTTGGAAAGCTTTATTCTTATATGATAACTGCAGAATTGTTTACCTATAGTTATGAGAAGGTTGAAACAAATAATCAAACAATTGATTCTATTATTTCTCAAACTCGTGGACTATCTGGTTCTCAAATCATACCACTCAATATAAATATCGGTACAACTGCTGGTGTAAATGATATTCTACAAACAGAAGCCAACGGATATACGTTTGATCCTCAGAATCCTTTTGCAACAGAAGAAAGTCCTTAAGGTAATAAATGTTTGGATATTTTTACAACCAAAGTCTTAGAAAAATAGTGATAGGATTTGGTACCCTATTCAACAATATATCTGTTGACCATGTTAATCCTGATGGTGGTAACGATCTTAACATTCGTGTGCCCATTACTTATGCTTCTCAAGAAAAATTTATAATAAGGTTTTTAGAACCATCATCAATTAATGATGGTTTAAGAATTGAAAACCAGCTTCCGCGTATGAGTTATGTTATGACGAACATACAAGCGGATCCAAGCCGAAGACGCAATGTAAATACACCTTCACTTTCACGGTCAACAGCAAATTGTGCCGAAAATCCACTGGTTATAACCGAAGAAATTCCAGTCAATATAGGATTTACTTTGTTTATTTATTCAAGACATATTGATGATACACTGCAAATTGTTGAACAAATAATGCCATATTTTAATCCACATCACGTGATAACAATGGATTTAAATCCTGCAAAACCGGGTATCAATATACCCATAACAATGGTTTCTAATAGCATCAGTGAAAGGTATGATGGCGATCTTTCTACTCGCCGTATTAATATTTCTTCATTTACTTTTGTAGCAAAAAGTTATATATTTGGAAAAGTGCAAAATGGAACTGTTATCAATTCAGTTTCTGTTTCTGGCCTAACAGCTGGAATCGCATTTGGATTTGACTCATGAATAAACAATTAGCTAAATTTTTTAATGTCCCAGTACACCCAGATTCCAAATCAAAAGAAATTATGGGTGGTACGTACGATGCAAATAATTTTCAAAAAGATTATACACTTGTACAATCAAATCTAAAAGATTTGATTGGTAGCGGAAATATTGCTTTGGAGGCTGCATTGAAAGTTGCTACTGAATCTGATGCACCCAGAGCGTTTGAAGTGGTTGCTATTCTTTTAAAGACAATGGCAGATTTAAACAACAATGTATTGGATGTGCACAAAAAAGCTAAAGAAACTACAAATAGTAAGACTGAAATAAAGCAGACAAATAATTCTGTATTTGTTGGTTCAACAAAGGATTTGCAGAACCTGTTAAATAAAGATAGAAGTACAGAAAAAAATGTGATTGATATAGAGGCAATAAAGAATGAGTCTCAACAAGAATAATCAGGGATATAGAAATAATTCAAAACTCAAACCACCGGGCATTGAGCTTCAGTATACAAAAGAACAACTAGACGAATATATTAAATGTGCAAATGATCCTGTATACTTTTGTAACAAATACATCAAAGTAAAAACTCTTGACAAGGGTATCATGCCCTTTGAGCTTTATGATTATCAACAAAAGTTTGTTAATTATATTCATAAAAATAGATTTGTTATTTCAAAATGGCCTCGTCAGTCTGGTAAGTCTACCTCCGTAATTGGTTATATCTGTCATTATATTACCTTTAACCAAAGTGTAAGCGTGGCAATTTTAGCAAACAGACTAAAGACGGCCAAAGATGAATTGTATTCAAAATTACAGTTAGCCTATGAAAATTTACCACAATTCCTACAACAGGGTGTAGTGGAGTGGAATAAGACATCTTTAAAATTGGAAAATGGTTCCAGAGTAGTATGTGATGCTACCTCTTCCGGTGCAATCCGTGGTGGTTCGTTTAATTTTCTTCTTTTAGACGAATATGCCTTCTTGCCATCTCACGTAGCTGAAGAATTTTATGCATCTACCTATCCTACCATTTCAGCAGGTACCACCACCAAGCTTGTAATAGTTTCTACCCCTAATGGAATGAATCACTTTCATAAACTTTGGGTTGATGCCAATAGAGCAGAGGGCCATAAACTAAAGAATAAATTTATTCCCATAGAAGTTAGTTGGAGAGATGTACCGATTACCTCGGGTGGAAGAAAAAGAGACGATGTTTGGGCAGCGGAACAGATTGCCAATACAAGCCCAGAGCAGTTTGAACAGGAATATGGCTGTAGTTTCTTGGGATCGTCCAATACACTGATCGCTACCTCAAAACTAAACGTTTTGGCACCAGAGGAGTTTTTGCAAGAAGATTCTGATGGACTTAGAATATTTGAACTTCCTAAAAAAGATGAAATTTACTTTTTACAAGCCGATGTCTCCAGAGGACAAGGTTCAGACTATTCGGCATTCACTGTAATAAATGGTACTTCGACTCCATATAAGGTAGTTGCATCATATCGAAATAATGCAGTAAGTCCTTTTAATTTTCCAAATGTAATTAAAAAAGTTGGAGAACGATATAATAATGCTTATGTCCTTGTAGAAACAAATGACATAGGTGGGCAAGTTTCTTCTATTCTTTATAATGATTTGGAATATGAAAATGTTCTTATGACCAAAATAATGGGTCGGAAAGGACAAATGTTGTCACAAGGATTTGCTGGTGGAAGAAGTGAAATGGGATTAAGAACAACTACCCAAACCAAAAAATTAGGGTGTGCTATATTTAAAAGGTTAGTTGAAGAAGACAAAATTTTAATAAATGATGAAAGAATATTGGCTGAATTAATAACATTTGTTTCAAAGTCAAATACATTCAAGGCCGAAGAAGGACATAATGATGATTTGGTAATGACTTTGGTATTCTTTGCTTGGTTAACAAGACAAGAATACTTTGCAGATTTGATTGAAAGCGCAAAATTTAATTATGAAGAAGCCAAAAAGCCAGAAGATGACAATACTTTATTCATGTTAAGCGAAGAATCTATGGAAGATGATGAATTTTCTGATGGAAATGTTGTTTGGAAGAAGGTATAAAAAATTACTAAATATTAGTGATAAAAAAGGACAATCATGCCAACTCTTAGTTCTTTTACTAGCACTAATCAATTTCGAACTGAAACAGCCTCTGATGCATTTAAGATGGATTGCGGCTATTTGATAGGTTTAACTTATGTAGCCCCAACATTTAGTTCTGTTGGAGCATCAAACAATCCCGGAAATTTATTTGGTTGGCTAATTTATGCCAGAGCAATTAAGTCATCGCCAGCAATAGGTACTACCGCATCAACGTATGTGTATTACACTTCGCCATCAGCAATGATTAATGATTTAAACAAATTAAATGGTGTTACTGGGGCTTTAATAAATCCTACAACAACTACAGGAAATAGTTTTGGATTCTTTATCTATGATGGTATAATTAATAGTGATCAAACCAGTAATCTTGGAGTTACTGGTGCCGGAAGAGAATTTTTATATGCATTAGATTATCTTTCGTACGGTGGTAATCTTGTTGTTGCAGGAACTACAAAAGGTTTTTTGGATTGGAAAACTGATTATAATACAGACTTTGATTTGATTATGGGTGCAACTGGTTTAGGTTTTTCTGGCGCCCAAAGATGGCTTGAAAGGGAAGCACCATATACTATTGGTGTATTTCCCAGTCTAGATGATGGTGCGGGAACAACTTTAACAAATTTTGTTTTTAATGGAACATCATTTGTCGAAGGCGCAACTGTAGCTGATCGTGTATTTTCTGTGTATGGTCAAAAAACAGTAACAAATCTTCCAGTTCCATCTCTTTATACTTCCGGTGTACTGACTTATGTTAATAATCTTAGTGCTGATGTTGCTGGTATGTTTACACGCGTTAATGCTAGAAATGAACTTTATTTAACTATTGCAGGATCGGCTAGAGGCTTCATTTTAAATGGAGATGTAACAACCACAGTAAACTTTGCTGATACTGATCTTAAAAATCTTCTTAAAAATGCTCGTGTAAACTATTTCTTAAATTATACAACCAAATTCCTTGGTGCTGATTTAGTTGGAGCAACTGCTTCAACATCTAATCCAATAGTTGATGAAAGAATTGGCCCAGCTCAAATGAAGGCCAAAATGAAGAGAGATATTACAAACATTGGTCTTAAATATCTCTATGAGTTGAATAATTCAACAACCAGAAATCTAGTTACTGGAGAAATAACAAATTATTTGTTACAATATACTACGTATTTGGATGCTACAAAAAATCAAGTTATTTGCGATTCTACCAACAACAATGACAATGTATCAACACTTACAATCTTTGTAAATGTAACTCCATTGATTGGAACAACCTCGTTTACACTCAATATAACTCTAAACCAATAATATGGCATCATATAACTCATTAAACCAATTTAAAGCTGGGTTTAAGGGCGGTACTAGAGCAAACCGTTTTCGTATTATTCCTACTTTTCCAAGTACAGTAAATGTTGGGAATAATAATTCTACTAGTTCATTTCTTATATCATCTGGATCATTACCAAAAGCAGATGTTGGTGTTATAGGTGTTCCATACAGAGGAAGAATGGCGTATTTTGCCGGAGACCGTCAATATTCAGTATGGCCAGTTAGAATTTATGATGACAATGACAGTGCTTTATGGAAAGCATTTAATAGTTGGAAAGAAAAATTGGATGGCCATCTTACACATAAAGTAGAAGGTAACAATTATTCTTATTCCAATTTACAAACTACTTTTTTTATAGAACAATTGAGACCAAATGGTGAAGTATTAAGAAAAATTAAATTAAATAGATGTTGGCCAAGTGAAGTTGGTGGAATTAATTTTGACTTAGGCTCATCTGAATTTGTTACCTTTGATGTAACATTAACATTCGATTATATAGACATACTTACTGGAATCTGACCATGGCATCACTAAATGAATTTAAAGATAACTTTAAAGGTGGTACTCGCCAAAATAGATTTTTGGTGACAGGAAGTTTTCCTTCTGGGGCTGCTACTGCTTCTAATGCAGGCAATTCGAATAATGCTGGAACCGCAATTCCATTTCATATTAGATCAACTCTTATACCTACTCTACAGACAAGCACAGTTTCATATGACTATTTTGGTAGAAAATTAAATTATCCCGGTGAAAAACTGTATTCCACATGGTCTGTGTCCATTGTAGATGACACAGATAGTGGAGATTTGTGGAAAAGATTTCATCGGTGGCATAATTTTATAAACAATCATGTTGACAATAAAACAAGATATTCAGTTACCCCAAACTATAAAGTTAACTGGTATATTGAACATCTTGGATTGAATGAAAATGTTTTAAAGCGTTTCCGTTTAAATGGATTGTGGCCCAGAACAATAAATGAGATGTCTTTTAGCATGGCTCGTCCAAATGTGTTAAATACTTTTAACGTAGTCTTTGTTTACGATACAATTTCAATTGATAGCATAACACAAAGAGACAGCTTATAAAAAGGAATTATTGATGGAAATAGATATTTTTGGATTCCAGTTTGGTAGAACAAAAGACGAACCACAGAAAAAAAGTGAGATTGTAGCGCAAAATATTGCTGCTCCTGAAATCTTTGATGGAACTGTTACCGTTGAGGCTGGTGGATTTTTTGGAACCGCTTTGGACTATGCTGCCAACCTTCGTGATGAAGGTGCATCCATCATTCAATATCGCAATATGTCTATCTATCCAGAGGTAGACAATGCTATTGATGAAATTGTAAACGCATCAATTGTACCGGGTACAGACCGCAAACCAGTAAAATTAGATCTTGTCAGTGTTCCAATTGCTGAGCCAATTAAATTAAAGATTTACAAAGAATTTGAAAGAATCATCCATCTAATGGATTTCAATGGAAAATCATATGAAATTTTTAGAAGATGGTATATTGATTCTCGTATATTTTATAATATTGCAATTGATAAAGATCAACCAATGAATGGAATTGAGGAAATTATTCCTCTTGATCCTCTAAAGATAAAAAAGATTCGTAAAGTTGAAAAACAACAAGAACGAGTCGGAAATACTCAAGTTGGTGTAATCAAAAAAATTGAAGAATATTATCTTTATACCAATACCGATAAAGAAACATATATGTTGACTGGACCGGGTGGTCTGCATCTGTCTCCAGATAGTATAGTTTATGTTCCATCTGGCGTTATTGATCTCAATACAAAAAGAGTTCTTGGCTATCTGCACAAAGCAATCAGACCATTGAACATGTTGAGACAACTAGAAGATTCTCTTCTAGTTTACCGTGTTGCACGTGCACCCGAACGAAGAGTCTTCTACGTTGACGTAGGACAGCTTCCTAAGCAAAAGGCTGAACAGTACGTTCGTGACATGATGAGCCGTTTCCGCACACGCCTGATCTACAATCAAACTACTGGCGAAGTGCGTGACGAAAGAAACCATCTTTCTGTATTGGAAGATTACTGGATTCCTCGCCGTGAAGGTTCTAATGGCACACAGATTACTACTCTTCCCGGTGGTAATGCCATGTCTCAAATTGAAGACGTAGAATACTTTAAGAAAAAGTTGTATGCTTCATTAAACGTTCCTCTTAGCCGTTTGATGTCAGATCAAACTGGATTTAATATGGGCCGTTCCGTAGAAATTACCAGAGAAGAAGTCAAGTTCTATAAATTTATTGAAAGACTTCGCCATCAATTCAGCAAATTGTTCTTGGATCTATTGCGAGTCCAATTGATCCTAAAAGGTATAATGACTGAAGATGACTGGCACGAACTTCGTCCAGAAATCAAAGTAGTATTCAATACCGACAATTATTTCTGGGACCTCAAAGAAGCAGAAATTTTAGCAGAACGTCTAAAGATGGTTCAGTTTGTTGATCCATATGTTGGAAAGTATTTCTCTTCAGAATATGTTCGTAGAAAGATTTTGAAACAAACTGAAGAAGAAATGCAAGAGATGAATAAAGAAATAGCAGTTGACAGACAGAGAATCCAAGCTGAGCAAATGGCACAGATGGCTCAACAACAGGCTGCTGGCGAAGGAGAGCCACCACAATGAATGAAACTAGTACCATACTTCTAAAAAAGAGTTTTGAAAGTTTAATTCAAAATAATGATGAGGAATTCAAAAAATCTCTGAGAAGTGCTTTAAGCACAAAACTAAATGAAAATATTGAATATCTAAAAATTCATACCCAGAAGAAGTTATTTGAGCCTTCATTCAAATTTACTCCCAAATCAGAAGAAATTAAAAATTTTGTTGAGTTTTTAGAATCTTATGATCCTTCAAATCCATCAAAAATTAAATTAAAAAATGAAAGTGTTATAAATATAACAGAGAAAGAACTTAAAGATATCAAGATACTATTTGATCAACTTAGCCCAAAAAATAGAACCCTAATGGTTGAATCTATTTTTGAAAGCAAGGCCAATTTAGATCAGCATCTTGAATTTTGCCAGAAAGTAAAGGTATTACAAAAATGAATCCCAAAGTAAATGAACTAATAAAGAATATGATTGATGAGAACGTAGTTGCTTTCAAAGAGAATACCTCCAAGCTTCTTTATGAGAAGACTGGCAAAAAAATTGAAGGAATGTACGAAACAGTAGCAAAAACCATCATAAAGCCCACCAATGAAACTAATAACTGAAATAAACGAAGATATTAAGTATATCAAAGAGAACACTGGAAACGGTGATAAGGCTTATTTCATTGAAGGTATCTTTATGCAAGCCAGCGTAAAGAATCGCAATGGTAGAGTATATCCTCAGGGCATTCTTATCAAGGAATGCAAAAGATATATCACCGAGTACGTTGACAAAGGCCGTGCTCTTGGTGAACTAAACCATCCAACTGGCCCAACAGTCAACCTTGATCGTGTATCTCACATCGTCAAGGAACTTCATGAAGATGGCAATACCATTTACGGTAAGGCTAAGATCATGGATACCCCAATGGGTCGTATTGTAAAGAACCTAATCGAAGAAGGTGCACAATTAGGTGTATCTACCCGTGGAATGGGTTCTTTAAAGAGTAAGAATGGTTATCAAGAAGTTCAAGAAGATTTCATGCTTGCTGCGGTTGATATCGTAGCCGATCCATCAGCTCCAAATGCTTTCGTCAATGGAATCATGGAAGGAAAAGAATGGATTCTTGAAAATGGCAGCTGGTCTGAAAAAGAATTCAACAATGCTAAAAGAATTATTAAAAGTTCTTCCAAAAGAGATTTAAACGAAAATATCGTAAAACTATTCAACGATTATTTTAGGAGTATGTAATGTCATTTGACTGCATCACCGAAGGTTCCAAAGATTACATTAAATACATTCTTCAATTAACTGAAGAATCTATGACTGGTGTTACTTTTGTACCTCCTGGTCGTAAAAAAGAAACTAAAAAGAGACCTTCTTTTACTTTTAATGGTGGTGCAGGTGGAAAAGGATTGGGTGGGGGAGATGATATCCAACCTGGAGATTTTCTTTCAACAAATAAAGATAAAAAGGGAAAAACAAAAGATGAAGGTTTGCGTGGAAAAATAATGTGGGGTAATTCTAATATTCCAAATTCACGTACAACAAATGAGAAGGGCGAAGAACAAGACAATACCCAAGGTGGTTTAGACTATATAACCTCATTAGGTCAAGCTCAAAGTGCTTTGGATTTTGCAGACCAAATGATGCCTGCAGCCGTAAAACTGCTTTTAGCCAAAGGTCTTTTCTCTTCACAAATTAAAGCTAGACCTGGTAGTACTGCTGCTGGTAGTAATGTTTCTTTGAAAGGTGCATTAGATGTGGCCCGCAGTGGTGCTAGCAAAGAACAAGAAATGACTCTTTCTGGATTTGAAGCTGTAGCCGGTGATGTACTATCTCAAATAGAAAATTTGACAGGAACCAGTAAGATTGCAAATGAAAACAATCCACTTGCTCAAAAAGTAATGCAATATAGCAAAAATTTGGGAGCAATAGATCCTTATAATCCGCTATTGGGTCTAAAAATTGGTGTTGAAATGTTAGGTGGTAAGGAAGTTTTGAGACGTACAAGAGAACTTGGTGCAGTCCAAAGCGCTGGTGCGGCAAGTTCAATGGGACATCCCTCTGGTTTCAGAGGATATTAAAAATTAAAATATACTAAATAATTTAACCTTAAGGATTAATTGACATGAAAAAGAACAAAAAACTAAATTTATCTGAAGCCGCTGCCCAAGTAATGGGTGGAGTAAAGACCGTTATGGACGCAACTGGTCGTTCCGATATGGTAGCCACCGGCGGTGGATCCATGGTTCCTGCTCCAATTGATACAACTGGCGTTCCCGCAACTGTAGCATCTGCTAGTCAACCTGGCGTACCCGCAACCATGAGAGTTGCTGCTCCAGGTATGCGTGCTACTGTTGCAAAAGATGGCGAAGAAGATACTGCCATTGATAATGATGCTCAAGAAGGCGAAGAAGGCGAAGAAGAAGAAATGCCTGTTGAGACCAACGAAGAACTAAAGGCACAATTCCGTGATGCCATCATTTCTCTTCTTGGTGAAGGTAATGTCAATAAGTCTTCTCTAGAACAACTTGAAGCAATCTTTGAGGCTGCTGTCTCTGACAGAGTTGAATCAGAAGTTGCCAAGGTTCTTGTTGAACTTGATGAGAATGCCAAAGACTATCTCTCTAATGTAACCAACTCATTGGTTGAAAAGGTTGATGATTATCTTGAGTACGTTGTTGAAGAGTGGATGACAGAAAACACTGTTGCCGTCGAACAAGGTATCAAGACCACTATTGCTGAGAATTTCATTAGTGGCCTCAAGAATCTCTTTGAGAATCACTACATTGATGTTCCAAACGAGAAGTACAATGTTCTTGATGAACTCTATGAGCAAAACAGAAAACTTCAAGAATCTCTCAATGAGTCCATGAAGTTTAGCATTGATCTCAAGAAAGAGATCGCACTCACCGAGTGTGCTGGAATCTTTGTTGCCGAAACCAAGAATCTTGCCGACACTCAAGTAAACAGACTACAAAATTTGATGGAAAATATCAACTTCAACACTCCCGAAGAGTATCGTAACAAGTTGGTAGCCATCAAGGAAAACTATTTGCAGGGTAATAGAGTTTCTGCACCCTCAAGAGCAGTTGATGAGGATATGACCTTCTCAAAGACTGTTTCTGCTCCAACAACACTCGTAGAAAACTATGCGAATGTAATGGGTAGATTAAATAAGAAACTATAACTTTACTAATTACTAAATAATTTTAACTCACAGGAGAATTTACTAAAATGCAATTTCAAGACAATACCCCATATGACATTCTAACCGAGAAATGGAATCCAGTGCTCAATCACGAAGCTCTGTCTCCAATCGGTGATGATTACCGTAAGAAGGTCACTGCCGTCCTTCTTGAGAACCAAGAGCAAGCCATTCGTAGCCAACACCTCGCTGAGGATATGAGCTCCGGTAACCTCGGTGGCCCCGCCACCTCCACTGGTTACAACACTGGTGCCGTCTCTGGTTATGATCCCGTTCTAATCAGCCTCGTTCGTCGTTCCATGCCAAATCTTATGGCATACGACATCTGCGGCGTTCAACCCATGACTGCCCCAACCGGCCTAATCTTTGCTATGCGTTCGCAATATGGCGCTGGTCTACCCGGCCTTAGCTATGGTAATAACAATTACACCGAAGCTATGTTCCAAGAACCACAACCAGTATACGGTGGTTCAGGATATACCTTTACTGGTCTCAGCTTTGCAGGTGTATGCGGTGGTTACGGTCTATCTGCTGGATGGAACTATTCCCCCGGATTCTGTGGTGGTATAAACTATACTTCATACGCTACATCTGGTATCAACTCATTCAATGCTCTCCGTGGTATGTTGACCAACTTTGGTGAAGGTCTTGGTGGTGGAGCAGCAGCTCAAGATCCATATAAGACATTGAATCAAATGTCTTTCTCCATCGACCGCGTTGCTGTACAAGCCCGTACACGTGCTCTAAGCAGCAACTACTCAGTCGAATTGGCACAAGACCTTAAGGCTGTTCACGGTCTTGATGCTGAAGCCGAACTCGCTAATCTTCTCAGCACAGAAATTCTTGCTGAAATTAACCGCGAGATCGTCAGAACCATTTACTTTGTTGCGAAGTCTGGTTCACAACAACCCGATCTAACCACCAAGGGTGTTTATAACCTCGCTGGTGACTCGGACGGTCGTTGGTCTGCTGAACGCTTCCGTGGTCTCAGCTTCCAAATCGAGCGCGAATGCAATGCAATCGCCAAGGAAACCCGCCGTGGTAAGGGTAACTTCATCATCTGCGATAGCGATACCGCAGCTGCCCTCGCTATGTCTGGTTTCATGAGCCTCAGCCCAGCCATTGCTCCTCAACTCAATGTTGATGACACACAAGCAACCTTTGCTGGTATTCTAAGTGGTAAGATCCGTGTTTATATCGATCCATATGCCCCACTTGGTGCCAACTTCTTCGTTGCTGGCTATAAGGGTGAAAGTCCATATGACGCAGGTATCTTCTACTGCCCATACGTTCCTCTCCAAATGGTCCGTGCAGTTGACCCCAACACTTTCCAACCACGTGTTGCGTTCAAGACCCGTTACGGAGTTGTTGCAAACCCCTTCGTTCTTAACAGCAGCAATGCTCCAGATGGCGAGACACTATCGCAAGGTCGTAACCAATACTATCGTCTATCTCAAGTTGCCAACCTCCACGGTAACGGCTGATTAGAAGTTAGTTGATAGCGTAAGTTCAAAAACCCTCCCGAGAAATCGGGAGGGTTTTCTTTTATCCATAAATATTTCTATGGCAACCTGCTCAAGTAATACCAATCCACTTTACAATAATTACTTTACTCTTAAATTTAATAGAGGTACTAGCCAACTGGAACTTATGTGCCAGAGAGCAAACCTTCCCGGTATTTCTGTTCCAGATCTAGTTCAACCAACTACTTTGGGTACTACAATTCCAGTTCCAAGTATGGTTGCTGGATTTGAACCTCTGGCAGTGGAATTCATTGTTGATGAAAATATGACAAATTGGAATTCCATATACTCATGGATTCGAAATATTACAAATATTGAAAATGATACTGAATATAATATTGATTATCAAACCTGGCATATTACAGGAACCCTAAGCATCTATACAGGTCCATTTGGACTTGCTAACAATAGCCCTATAACAATAACTTTTACAAATATTGTTCCAATATATTTGAGTGGATTAAATTTTCAATCTGACAATAGTGATGCAATTGTTCAAAAAGCCAATTGCAAATTTAAATATTCATATTATACAATATCACCCAATCCCCCCGCCATACTTACTTAAAGATAGTCGGTGGGGTTGTCAGACCAGCTCTCAGGGTTTTCTGGTGGCAGATTTGGGTCAAATGGCAATTTGTTTTGCTCAGGCTTGACTTTACGGCGCTTCTTGCGCTTGGGTTGGGGTGCAGGCTCTTCTGGAGGTGGTTCGTTTATAGGGGATTCTTGGTCTTCGTTTGACAATATATCTTCTTCGTCACCCTCATCTAGTAAAATTTCAGCTTCTTCAAAGTTATCTATCAGATCATTGACAAAATTTACAAAATCTTCATTTGTGAATAAATCATTCAACATTTGAAGACCAGATTCGTGTGCAAACTTCATATCATCAGGAAGAGATGAAACTACAGTTTTGGGATCTGTCTGCATTGTCATGAAATAGATCTCATACATTTTCTCTAGTTCTAGAGTAGGTGCTCCAATATAAACTATGACATTGCGTGTCAGAGAAATTTCATGACCGCGAATATTGGAAAGATAATTTGTTAGTTTAACGTATTCTACCAATTCTCCTTGTTCATCACGAACAACATAGGCTTCAAGCCGAGCAGGCAGTTTAATTGAAATTCTATCGGTGTAAGCCTCATTAACCATACCAATTATTTCTTCACCTGAAGTAAGTTTAACAACTCGCAATACACCGCCAAAAGAATTCTCGGGAAGTGATTCGGACATGTATATGTCCTCCCTTCACTATTATTTATCTTTTATGCTGTCTTTTAAAGACATAGAAAAGATCTTATGGTCAAACTTTTCTTTTTTGTATATTTTTATACGTTCTTCAAAGTGACGAAAGATATGGTTCTTGTGTTTCAGCCAGCATAGATCATCTACAATGTCAAAAACTTTGAGAGTCTTCTTTTTTGCAGATACTCTTAGACCACGACCAATGCTCTGTAACAATCTAATTATAGATTTAGTAGGCGAGGCAAAAATAATATTGTCGATATTAACAATGTTGATACCAGCGCTAGTAGTGCCATAACTCGCAACCAGTATAGCATCTCTTTCCGTATCAACGACTTTTCTAATATATTCTCTTGTGTCTGCTTCTGTTTTTCCAGAGATGAAATATATTGGTCTACCGCTTTTTGCTGACTCCAAGAGAGCGGCGAGAGGCTTTCCGTGATCTTCGACGTAATTGAAGAGGACGAGCGTGTTGCCTTTGGTTTTGAGGGCAAGTTCTTTGACAAATTCGTTCCTCTTATTATTAGTTATAATCCACTTTAATTCGTCAGGGTATTTTTGCTTCTTGAGCAACTGCTTTTCTTCGTCTGTATACTGTAACAGAATACAGTCGATTCCAATAGTGGCAAGCAATCCTTTGTTCATTAAGTTCTTTGTTTGAATGAACTGAATAGCGGGACCAAGGATACCTTCGATACTCAGTCGATGTGCCTGTGCTTGGTCTAGTGTTCCTGTTGTACCAATACGAAACCAAGCCTTGGCAAGTTTTTGGCCAATCATGTTAATAGATTCGGCTTTGGCCTGATGGCACTCGTCAAAGAAGATAGCATCAAACTGGTCAAACCACTCTCTTGGTAGTTTGTATATTGACTGCCATGTAGAGACTACTATCTGCTTATTAGTATCTTTATTCACGCCGGCTGAAATTTTATGAATATATTTTTTGCAAGACCAAGATGGATCTCGGGAAGAATAATCAAAAAAATCAGAATCCATCTGATTCACGAGACCAACGGTTGGTACGAGAATCAAAATCTTTCGATTTGGCGATAAGACGGATTGAAGAAACCGGACCAAGACGTAGATTATCAAACTTTTGCCCGAACCAGTAGGAGAAATCAATACGCATCTGTGATGGTTCAAAGCATGAATAATTGCTTGCTGCTGATGGGCATGCATCTGCACGGGCTTCTTTTTCACCGACACCGCTAGGGTATCGTAGAATTGAGCAAGCTGTGTTTCCTTTATACATAAAGGATTCCTATTCTCTTTAATATTTAATGAGTATTTACGATCTTGAGAAAACTTATCAAGATAAGTTTTTAATCCGCGTGGAAGAGTGGATGTGAGGATATCATATAACCGGATCTTTCCATCCCATATACGCCGTTTGAACATGGGCATATATTGGGCACCGGGTACCATAAACGAGAAATAATCTCGTAATTCTTGCTTGATTCCTTTTTCTGCTTTGATGTAGTAACGAACTTCATCTACAGATTCAACTTCAATATCCACATAATATTTATACTATGCCGTTCATCATTTTTTGCCAGTCAATGGCAGACTTGATATTGAAGTTTCGGTTATTGATAGCCTTTAAAAATTCCTCAACCATCTTTACTTTAATTTCGTTGACAGCCACTTTAGACTTCAATTCAACAATCTTAGGATCACCATCAATAAATTTTTCTACATCAGTTTTGAGTAGATCCAAATCAAACGGTTCTTCTCCCCATGCTTCCAATTCTTCTTTGGATGCTTTACCAGTCAAAATTTTCCACTTACGCAATCGTTGAATTGCATATTCATTCTGGTGTTTGGTCAAAAGCAATTTAAAGTCTGTAAGCATATTAAGATACTTGGCGTGTACTTGAGGTATCTTAAGAGCCTCTACACCTAATTCTGTAGAGTCTATTTGGGAATCTTTAGTAATATTATTCTTGAGGTCTTCTAGATTCATTTGGGTTGTAGTATAAAGTACCTTAGGAAAAAGTCAACTAAATAACTTGACATCTTTATATGATGTATTATATTTATTGTGAGGTCTTATGATTATTGATTTAC